CCTCTGATATAATCCAAACTAACCTTTGGATTTTCCTTTGGTATAATCACAATACCTAAATCAAATTGTTCTTTTGGTCTAGCATGTAAACTACACATCGGTGCATCCAATGCCAAACACCAAGCCACTTCCGTTCTTGAATTTGGGAAATTTCTGGGATATTTTTTATTATCACCCGTTTCTGAGAAGAATGCTACCTTCATTAGGCCTCCTATAATTATACAATTCCTTATAAACTGTCTGTAACCAATAATTGGCATCTCTATTCAATTCCGTATTTTTCGGTATTGCATTAAAATGATAAACCCATCCCGAATTATATAAATTAATTAAATCATCTTCCCACCAACAACCTTCACCAACATATAATAAATTTTTTCTCCATAAATCCGATAAATTATAACATTGTGGTAAAATCTTTACATCAATATTATGTTCTACTAACATAAAATTGAGAATAGTTTGATCTGTTGCTGTTCTAAGTTCCTTAATTGTTTCAATAATTTTATCCTGGTTCTCTAAATAATAACCTTTCATTTCTGAAAAAAAATCTTTGTGTGTTTCATTTACAATTTGAAATCCACCATTTATATAATTCCAAGGTTTTATTCTTTTACCTTCAAATAAAATATCACCAAATCCTCTGATACTTCTCAATACCCATTCATAATCACCATCATTCATTACTCCACAATATTTTCTATCTGTTTCGGTAAAGAAATTGGGGCAATCTGGATGTACAATTGTATCTGCATCAACCATTAATATCTGATCATACTCAATTTTATTAGCATCTAAAATATCAAACAAATAATATCTTTGCCATGTTATCTTCATTTGTTCAATTGGAAATAATAAATCTTCCCATACTAATAATTCACAATCATACTTATCACAAAAGTATTTCCAACTTTTAATTGAATAACTATATGAACTATTCCTATCATCACCTAAATCAATATTTGGTACAAATACTATATTCTTCATATATAATCATACCCCAATTGATTTAAAGAATACTCATGAAAAGGATATCCCTTATAACTTTCCATTTCAAAAAAGTTTTTAATCCCTTTCCAATCAGCCATATCTCTTTCAGTTTTTTTATTCTTTCTACTAAAATAAAATCGGGGTTCTAAAAAATTATAACCATCAATTATTAAACTATAATTTTTAATTAAATCATCATCACCTTGAGCATCAAATAATATAAATTTACTTTTATTCTTTTCAAAGATCTCAACACCATTAGTTCTTATAAAATCTTTATTTCCACCGAATACTCTATTCCTCGCAGATTCAGATATGATTATATCAATATCATCATTTTTTCTGACTCCCATTAATGGTAATATTCCACTTTGACAAATTGTAAATTCTTCCTTTTCTATTCCTAACTTCTCAACTCTTTCTATATTATTTACATCAACAACCAATGAAGATAACTCACTTTTATTCATATAAAATGGTATATAAGATTTATTTCTAATCAATCTACCAATCATAGCAACAGCTCTATGATAACTATGTTTTATAAATCCATCTTGAAATTCTACCGTATCACTCTTTAAATATTCTTCAATTTCCTCATCTGTCATATTTTCTTTTGAATCATAATACTCTTTAGTTAAATTACTCCACCCCAATTCATGATGATCTCCAACACCATGTTTAAATTCACCATCCATACAATTAAAATATTGCCAATTGTCTGGGCTTAGTTGTTTTCTAAATTCATCCAAATCTTTATCTTTCCAAAACTCAACTGCCTCACCTACAGTATCCAATACTTTATTATTTAAAATTACTTCTTTTCCACCACCACCCCTTTGTAATCTCATATTCAAAAAATATTGTAAATTAATTGGAACACTTCCTTCCCCACCAATTTTTGATTTATGTTTTCCCATTAATTTTATAACATCATCATCTCTAATATCACCCTGTACCCAATTAAATTTAAAATTATTTTTCCATGCAACATAATCAAATCCCATTTGATCGAGATGACTATAATATTTCATCTCTGTCCACCAGTCTTCTCCAACTTTAACAACTTCGGGAGCATTATGTCTTCTATATATTTTTCCAGCAACAATTAACCCATTATTTTCTGGAAATTTCTCTTTTTTGTATTTTTCCACTTGTCGTTGAATTAAAACAGGATTATCTTTATAAGTCTTAATTGACCTCTCAGGATTTTGTTTTTCTTCTTCTGTTAAATTATTATAATTTCTGTCTCCAAACCAATAAATTGCCTCTGCTTCTTTATATATACAATTTCTGGGGTCTAATTTACATTGTTGATGATCCCAACAAGCCATATCATAATCGTTTAAATATGTTTCTGTAAATGGTGTTGGATCTCCACAAATCTGATAGTTTCCATCTACCCATATACTATATTCATACTCTGGCAAAAATCTATGTGGTAATGCTTTATATTTTCTAGCCATTCTAACTGGTTGTTTATAAAGAGGTGTAACTTGTCTAATATCCCAGACATCAGATTTGCCCAAATCTGAATCGGTGAATACTATATAATCACAATTATCAGAAACATATTTAGGTTCATACAAAAAATCATATCCACCAAATATAGCCATATAAATTGCTATCTTTTTCATTTACTATATATTCCCTCTATTCTAAATAACTCTACATATTCCATATTCTTTTTAGAACATTGATAATTACTATGGAAACTCTTTATAGACTTTTCCGAAAAATATGGTTTATATAATTGACTCTCAAACATTTTCAAATACTTTATTTTTTCATCTAAATCTATCTCAACATAAAAATTTGGAATCCAAGTATCTAATGAGCTCGGTGTACGATAAGATATTATTCCTATTTTTTTATGCCTAACCAACGCAGGTGTCATATTATTCACAACCCTATGTTCAAAATGTGAATCTTCATTTGGTAAAGTAAAAATACAATCATATGAATCTAAAATATAATTTCCAGTTTCTAAAATATTCACCCACTCATCTTCAGCATGATTGACAACGTGTTTAATACCTATGAAACTACCACTAACATTTGGTATTATATCCCATATATTTCTACATTCCATTTGTCTACTTTTACCAGTACTCTCATCAAAATCACCACCCTCTGATAATATTAATACATCAAATTGTGTATCTGTAAATTTACACATTGAACCTACCATTCCATATTCAACATCATCTGGATGTGCACCAATACATAAAACTTTATCAAAATTTAAAAATTTCATAATACCTCTAAAATAGAAGATTTATCAATTATTTTTTGATACTCCACATTTATTCCTTTCTCCTTAAATAAAGATTCATTTAAATATTCTTTAGCACCTATCCCAGACAAATAAGTTGTTGCACCATACTTAACACATATATCAACTAATCTTTCAGTTGATTTTAATTCAGTAGGATAATCTATTTTCAACTGAGTATCTATATCCAGCATATCACAAAGATTAGATATTATACAGAAATTAGTTGCAACTAAACTCTCACCAATACACTTATCCAACTCTTTTAATATAGACTTATATTCAGACAAATTATTTTTAATTCTATTCCAATTATTCTTTGGATTAATATAAACTTTATCCAATATTGGATTTAATCCTTTTTTTACACTCATTGTGTACCATTTATCATTAAAGTTAAATCTGTTTTGATATCCATTCTTTTCAAATTGACATTGAGTTAAACAAACAAACATATCTGATTGTTGTATCTTTTCAAAGAACGGATTCCATGGCATAAAATTTGGTTGATGTATAGATATTATCATTTATAAGTATACCAGTTACAAAACTCTTCTATTCCATTTTGTATTGATTTAAATTTATAATCAAAATGTTTGGCTATTTTCTCATTTGAAAATACCATTGTTTCATTTACAAACGGACTATCTCCTTTATCACCAAAAATAATCCTTGTTTCCTTTTTCAATTCAGTAAAAAATAAACTAACTAACTGATTTAATGTAATAAACTCACCATTATTTATATTATATGCTTCATTAGTTACAGTACTATTAACAATCTTACAAACAAGATTAGCAACATCTTCAGCAAAAACAAAACTTAATAATGAACTTCCATCCCCATCAACTTGAATTTGCTTTTTATCTAAAATTCTATCAATATAATATGTTTCTCTATCATGTGGATTATCTATACCCAACATATAAGTAGGTCTTAAAATAACCAATGGTAAATTTGTTTTTTTCAAAAACTCTTCTACTTCTTTTTTATCTTTTCCATAATCACCAAAATGTTTATATTTAGATGCTATACTACTCATAAAAATATATTGATTAGTTTTCATATTCTGTATCTTTTTTGCTTGCTCTACATTATACAAACACATATCAATAATAGCATCATAATATTCAAACTTAATTTTATCAGTAATCTCATTTCTATCACCTCTAATAACTTCACAATCTACATAACGATCACCACTTCTATTTAAAACAGTTACCTCATGTCCAGCATAATGTAATTGTTTAACAATAAGTTTACCACAAAATCTATTTCCACCAAAAACTAAAATCTTCATAAATATATCCCACCTTCTACAAAATTATGTGCAATAGGATACTGTCTTTGAGATTCATAACACTTTGAATATCTTGTTACTACCTGGTTAGTTCCACATTGATTACTAACATTTACTTTTGCCATTGATTTAATATACAACTGAATTCTCAAATCCACATTTCTCATATCTAAAACTTTATCTACAAAATTAAATGGTGTTTCTTCAATAGGATTAGCTGTCCAATAAAAATATGGTAATGGATTATCATTTAAAACTTTAGACATTACTTCCTTATCTTTATTATATGATTTTTCATCGTACTTTCCATTCTGAGTTCCGAACCTATCTGATACTAACAAACAACCAAATTCTTTATCATCAACATACTCAGATATTATTTTATCACCTAATTTTTTTTCCTCATCTGACCAATACATTTCTGGTTGACAATCTACCATCTCTTCTTCTGTAAATTGCCAGAAATTTAACATCTGTTTTATTAATGGAATGTCTGTTTTATTTACATCATAAATTCTATAGTGATCATGAAAAACATCATCAATAATATAATCTTTATATGCATCTACATATGGATTATTATCAAATATAACATTTACATTTTTATATGGGTTATTCCAAGTTTCCCAGTAATGTTGATAATTTGCAAATAGACTTTCTAACAATTTAACTGAAGGAACATATACTTTACATTCTGGATACTTTTCTTTAAGTAATCTTGGCATTGCTGATATAACTCCCCAATCACCAATTCCAAAAGCAGTTCTCATAACTGTGAAAATTTGATTTTCCAAATATTCATCTGGAATAAATAAAGAATCAGAACTATCAAATCCCATTTTATCCCTATTATCTACTTTATATAATTTATTATCTAATATTCTCCAAAATACCATCATATAACCTATTTTGCTTCTCTTGTCTTCCTATTGATTTTGGGTGATACAAACTTAATTCTTCATGTGGTGGAAGATGAGAATATGTTTTACATCCTTCAATAATTTCATGTACAGGTTTCACCCATTTTATTTCAGGACTATTTAAAAAAACTCGTGCTTGATAATCGGGATAATTTACCCAACCTTTTTCTGTAACTCTCCATCCCCATTTTTGAATATGTTCTTGAGTTAATCCATCTACAGTATTTACTCTCGGTATCCATACCAAATCAACCTCATTCATTTCCAATATGGTATGTAGTTGCTCCATCAATATTTCATGTGGAATTTCATCTGCATCTAAATGGAATATATAATCACCACTACACATTTTCTTAGTATAATTTTTTAAATCTGAAAAATTACCCTCGAATTCATATGAATGCCAATTAAACTCACCATTAACAGAATGTGAACGAAGATATTCTTCAACTCCTGTAGATCCATTGATGGCATCATAAGTTATTACTATTTCATCTTGTAGTTGTTTATGCTTTAACAGAAACATAACCAATTGTTGTATTTCTGTCTCCTCATTGCAAACAGTAATAGCATAAGATATTTTCATCGAGGATGTATCCTTGGTTGCCTTTTTCCAAATCTACCCTCAACAAATCTTTCTATAGTATGAAATAAATCAGGTGGTAATTTATATACAAGAGTACAAATAACTCTTCTAAGTTGATTAAAATCATAAGTTCTATAATTATTACCCAATCTCATTCTAGCCAATGCTGCTATTCGCTGTGGACCAAAGTCTTGAATTTTTCCACTTGAAATTTGTAAACCATCTACCATTTTAACTGCACCCCGTTTTGTCTTTTTAACAAATAATGGATCTAAAACCAACAACAATCGAGGTTTTTTAGAACCACCTCTTGATCCATACATAAATCTTATAAGATCTCCCTTTTCAATTTCCAACCAATCTATTTGTCTAGCTTCTCTTAAAACCTCTGGAGTAGATGGTTTTTTCTCCAGCTTCTTTTCAGTTTCAGTTTTTTCTTCGTCTAATTTATCCGATTCTTTTTGTTGTTTTGATAATTTTTCTGTTCCCTCATCAATTCCAGGTCTTGTAACTTTTGTTATGCCAGTTAAAATATCATCTAAAAATCCTGGTTTTTGTTCAGCCATTTTATATCTCCTCTACAATCCCCATTTCTCGACACGCCCCAATAAATTCGTGTTTACTATAAATAGAAGCGTTTTCAACATCTAACCTATGTTTATGTCCCTGATATTTATCTCTTTCATCTTCTGGTATTTCTACAACTCTAGCATATCTCCAACTCCAATCTTCCTTTGTTCCTTCTGGAAAAATTATTCCTTTATCACCCATATTAATTACTGATGGAATCCATACAACATATTTTTTATAATCTCTAAATGCTAACTCTTTAACTAATTTAGGTGAAGATTCGAGAGCTAATTTAATTTCTTCTTTACCGAAAGCATAATTTGAATTGCTGGTAAAACCACATCTAAAACATAAATAACTATGATAATTATTTTCTTCTACATATTCATCAAAACACATACTATTTGTATAACAAATAGGACACTGAGTTTTAGTTTCCATTAATTAACCTTTTTTAAATTTGGTAATTTTATTTCCTCTAATTTACTATCAGTAGATTTCTTTTTTAATTTAGGTAATGTGGATGCCTGAATTGGCATAGATGCATCTTTCTTTTTTAATTTAGGTAAATTTAACGGAACTTCTGCAGCAAACTCTGGCAAATATTGATTTAATATTTTTTCAAATTTATCTGTCATAGCTTTTAGTGAAAATGTACTCTTATTAACCATTGCAAGTTTCTTAGCATTTAAAGTATATCTTTTATAATTGTTATAAACATCTTCAATAACTCTAGATGCTGCTTGATAATTTACACTAAACCAATGAGAATCACCAACAAAAATTCCTTTAGGAAAAGATGACTTATGAACTTTTGTCATACCACCTGGCAAATGAATAGCCGAAGATGGTTGTAAAAAATCTACATGCCCACTCCAACCAGAAACAAGAATTGGTTTTTCACTTAATGATGCTTCCAATAATGGTCTCCCAAATCCTTCACCATGAGTAAATGAAACATGAGCCTTTACTTTAGGATAATTGTAAAGTTCATTCATTTCATCATCTGTTAAATCCCCATGTAACAAATATACATTTGGTAAATCATCCCCTTCTACATCATTTTTAATTGCTTTAATTTTCTCTTCTATCTCTCTTCTATCAATAATAGAAAATCCAGCACCACTACTTTTTAAAACAAGAGCAGGCTTTTTCTTTTTATTTTTAAATGTTTCTAAAAATGTTTTTACCAACATTCCTGTATCTTTTCTATCATGAGTTAATCCACCCTGTAACCAATGTCCTACAAATAAAAAACAAAAAGACTCATCAATTTTCTTAAATTCTCCAACCAATCTTTCTGAAAATTCTTTTGTCTTTTTATATATTTTAGTATCTGCACCTTCAAATAAAATTTCTACGGGTTTTTCTGATTTTAACGTACCAATAGATTTTTCAGTTTCTTTTTCCTTCTTTTCAAAACTAACTTCTTCTAATATTTGTTTCGTAAATTTAGAAGGAACTATATTCAAATCCATTCTATTCATACCCTCAATCCAGTCTGGTGGACACGCTGTAGTTTCTATACCAGCTGTAATTCCAATATTATATTTAGCAAAATTCTGAAACTCATTAGGAATAACTACATGAATATGTACATCTGGTTGTCGAGTAAATTGTCCATCGGTTTTCAACCTATCTATTATCATTTTATCATTTGGATCTTGTTCATTTAAAGCATTTTGAGGTGTTGTCCCCCACCGTACTGGAATAATTTTTACATCATATTTATCCATTGATATTAAAGATCTACAAATATCTCTTCCATGCGATCCATATCCACTTCTTGTTGCAACTGGTGCTGTAACTACAACCATTGGTTTATTCATAAATTCTCCTATATCTTGAACATTTCGTAAGGTTTTCTTGAAACCCAATTATCAAAAGTATTATCCATATCTTTTATAAAATTCTGACACATTAAATTTGCTGTCATACCACTTTCTTCTCTAAAACAATATGCTCTTCCCACTTCTCCATATTTAGTTCTATTTTCTTTTCCTTCATCATACCAGTCTTTTATAAGTTGAGCAACATCATCAAATCTACATCTATCATCAAAAATGTAAGGTGTTGGTGGTGAACCTACCATTGATCTATTTGAAGGCCAAACTGGTTTTACCCACTTACCCCAAGTTAAATCTTTATTATTTGCCCATTTTCTATCATCATGAAGAGTATGTACCCATTCATAATCTTTATAAGTTAAATATTTTCCTTTATATTTAAATCCACATTGATCTTGCATACCACCTGTAACATTCAAAATAATTGGAGTCCCCGTCATTAAAGATTCTGTTGTTCCTAATCCCCATCCTTCGTTAGATGCAATATTAATTGTAACATCAGCCATATTATAAAGAAAATTTAAATGTTTACTTTCTAATTTTTGTGTTGAAAATATAACATGACAATCAGGAGCTATATCATCAACAACTCTAGGTAAATCTGTACCATTGTCATCAACTGGAGTAGTATGCATTACTAAAGCACATTTATCAGCTTTTTCTTTTGGTAACATATCACAAAACGTTTTAAATGCCAAAACAACATCTCCTGGCATTTTTCTACGAATATTTCTATTATTAAAAAACAAAATAAAATCTAATTCATCTTGATTTGGAATTGTATCTAATAATCCCCGTTTAAATGATTTTAATTCTTTCCATTCTGAATGCAATTCGGTTACGGGATAAAATAAATCTTCATTTGCACCATGAGGTACATAAGTTATATCACCCCAATCATGTGAATAACTTCTAACATTTTTTACAAGGTTATATGTTTGTTTAGATATATTCATTAATAAATCTACAGAATCATAGAAATCTCTATTCCACATTGGATATGGCAAATCATCCCAAATATTATAATAAAAAATAGGAATATTTTGTCTAACTTCATGCTCCATTTGAAATAACCATATCCAAAATCTGGGGTCTGTATAAATCATTATCGCATCTGGTTTTTCTCTATGAATTAATTCTCTGACTATTTCTTGATTTCCATAACCACTTATGGGATAAATCATTAAATGTGCATCTTCTATCCCAGTTTCTTGTTTTACAGCATCTTTCATATCAACAACCTTGCCATCTTCAGGATGTTTAATAGCACCACCCAATTGGACCCAATCGTAATGATCAATCGTACCCATAACTATTTCTCTTGACATTGTACCAACTCCTGACGACATGCGAAGATCATCAGACATTAATAAAATTTTCTTTTTGTTCCTGTTTTTAAGCATATAACCTCTCTAATATTTAATCGTTTAATAACTGCCTTGTATCACTATCCTTATATACCCGCTCTTTTTTAATATGATCTTCTATAACTTTTAATCGTTCATCCATCTTAACCAAAAGATCATAAATTTTATCAAGTATCTTTAATGCTGGTAAACCATTCATTAAAATTGACTCCCACTTTCTTGTAAATTCTTATGTTCATCTATTTGAGACTTAAATTCTTCATCTTTTACATACAAATCCATTGAACGATTTACCAGTTTTTGCAAAGTAAATTCATCCCTTAAACAGATTTCTTTAAATCTTTTATACAGTTCTATTATAATTTTAACTGTAGTTAATTTTGTTAAACTCATATAACTCTCCGTGTATATACATATATATATCACACTAATTAATAATTACAATCCTTTTATTTAACCTTTTAGCATGATTAATAGTATTTTCAGTACCTTTTGATACCATTCCCTTTGGTATGAAAGCAACTACAAAATCACTATATTCAGCTATTTGTCGGTTTCTCTTAAAGTAATTACTTATATAATAAGGTTTATTATAACTATTTGCTCCTAAAACACAATACATATTATGATTATAATGTGATGGTGGAAACTCTGAATACTTCATATCAAATTCTAATGCAAATTTCTTTGCAAATCCATCTGCTCCTTGTGATTGTCCACCACTTACTATTTCTACACCACCTTCTAAATCTTCTTTTAATTTATATATAAATTCTTTTATTCGTTGTTTATTAGTATATTTCCGGCTTCCCACGATGGCCACTATCCTCATAATCATTCCTCTTTTGTTTCCTTTTTGGTGGTTTAGGTGATGTACAAAATTTAGCACACTCATAAAAATTATCCAGTCCCTTCATTACACCCAATATTCCCCATTCGTTTGGATAAGAATATTGAAATCTAACAGGTTTAGACTCTTCTCCCTCTGGAGTAATATTATACCAAACTTCATCATTTATTTTTATTACATTGCTACTTCTAATAAAAGTTTTATAATTTAAAGTAGATTCCCATTTTTTTAAAAATGATTTAAGTTGTTTTGGGGATACTTCTTCATTAACGTACCATAACCATAAAACAAATGGTCGTTGTATATCTAAATGAATTTCACTAATTTTTGAAACAACCATTTCTTCAAATTCTCCTATAAATTCACTCAATTTTAATCTTACGCTTAATTTACTCCCACCAAGTCCCATTACCTTCTCCTATCACATAAATCTGGTTTATTTTTGAATTCACAAAACCTACAATTTTTATCAGATGGTTCTTTTCTATAAATATGACTTAAATTATATTCCCCATTTTTTGTAAAACATTCCTGAATAAACTCCTTCAATTTTAAATTAACTTTATTAATACTTGGTGTACCATTTGCAGGAACAAAAGTTTGTATTCTACGTTGTGGAAAATCTACCTTTTCATAAAGCTTTCTTTTTAATATAAAATATTCTATATCAATTCTATCTAATGGTATATCAAATTGTTTAGAATAAAACTGTTTATACATAAGTAATTGATTAGATTTATTCTTATCTGCTTTCATATACTTATTCCAACCCATAGTAGAAGTTTTAATATCTATAATCTTTATTCTATCTCTAACAGTATCTTTTATGACTACATCTATATATCCAATAAATTTTATATTGTTATACATATTGAAATCTAAAGGAATCTCTACACCTAAGAGTTCATACCCCCGTTTACTGAAATACATACCTCTATTTTTCTTAAACCAATCTAGCATATGTACACCATGTCCATAAAATTCATTCATATCTTCTTTTGTACAAAATTCTAAACCACCATTGTTTTCAACTATTCCCAAAAAATTACTTTTCATTCTATGAGCTAACAATTCATTTAAATCTATCTCATTTGCAGTTTTAATAGACTCTGTATACATAACAGTAAGATATCTCTGCAATACCTCATGCATTGATGTACCAAATAATGTATGAATATTATCAGTAAATTGTCTATGCTTATCAATGTAATTTAATTTCCACTTATGTGGACAAACTGCCCATTGATTAAATTGACTATAACTTATGCGATTCATCTGATCCAATCTGGTTCAATAATTTCATCTACTAATCCAAACTCTAAACATTGTTTTGCATTTAAATAAAAATCTGTTTTTGTATTTTCAGCCCAATACTCTCTGGATTTAGCAGATACTTCTGATAATATTTTATTAATAGTTTCATGTAATTCTTTTAAATGATCCGAAGATTTGAGAATATCAGAAATCTTACCTTCTTCAAAAATAGAACCTTCGTGAATCATAACTGTAGAATTTTTAGAAATCCTTCTCTTTCCTGTACCACATGCTAAAATAATAGCAGCAGCTGACATTGCTGCTCCATAACAATGTGTATTTACCTCAACTTTACAATTTTGTATATAATCTATAATACCCAACATAGAATATACATCACCACCATAAGAAGTTATTAATAAATTTATTGGTTTATCTGGATTAACATTTTTTAAAAAATTGATTCTAGTAACCACAAACCATACAGTATTAACATCTAAGGAATCTGATAGATAAATGATATTATTTTTAGCATCTACTCCATAATCTAATTCAAATTTACCTCTTTGATATAATAAACTTTCATTCTGTAACTTTAGTTTTGTCTGTTCCATGCTTTCTCCTTAATCTCTTATCTAAATAATATACATATTTATGTTTTGGTTCTCTATCTACAAAAAATACATTTGGGTCTTTAGCTTCCCATCTTCTTCTAATTTCAATACTATAAGGTTTAACAGGTTGACTTAAAGATCGAGAATGGTATTCTTTTCCATCCACCATTAGTATTCTAGACTTACCAGTAGTTCCCAAATATTCAAAATTTGTTGCTTTATAAATCACTCCACTATGTCCATAATGTTGATCGGCAAACGAAACAACAACTTGATAATTAGTATTTTGTTTTAACCACTTAAATGTTTTTGATATGAAATAACTTTCTGTATTTGTTGGTGTATCATCTACACAACACAATCTTCTTAACTCAACACACCTTGAGGGATCATCTGGGTTATATCTCTTTGCCGTATTTGGCATCGAAGGAATTGCATACATAGCAGCTCCTATCATAACTGGCAACCCAAAGTTTCCTTCTCTATATAATCCAAAACATTCTTTTTGTTGTATACCATTTGTACTATGTGAATAATGATTTTTTCTTATAAATGGATCAATAAACCTACGAGGGACTTCTTCAACTGTGAAGTCTGTAACTTTCATCGCAAATTAAGTTTCTTAATTTCCTTTGGATCCACACCATAACTTTCAATTATAGTTAATATATCTTGTTTACCTTGTTCTGATAAATAATACATATCTAAAGCAGATACTGCTTCAACATTACTTATTTCAAAGTGTTTTGCAACAAGATCTATTACCCATTGTTCATGATTCATATTCTTCTTTCCTTTAACATATTTTAAAAATTGATTTCTTCTTGGTAAAATATCTCTATAAACTCGATATAATTCTTTTGGACTTAATGGATATTTTTGAATTTCATTAATTATTTCTATCCAATCACTCTTCATAGATAAAAACCGATTAGTCATATAATTAGACCAACTCTTTATTTCATAATCTGAATAATCCTCAAGCCGCTCCTTCTGGCTCGTCAGTAGATCCTTTGTCCACTCCCACGGGGCTTTCTTCTTTTGTTTCTGTCTTTTTCTTTTTGTAATCTGTTTCATAAAACCCTTTACCTTTAAATATTACTGCTGATTTTGAAATTCTCTTCTTCATTTCAGTATTACAAAAATAACCTTTAGATTCTTTACGACATATTAATGGTGAAGCTTTTAAAGATTGTAATACTTCTTCTTCATTTCCACAAACTGAACAATAATACTCATAAATCGGCACGGAATATTGAATCCTCTTTTGGTTTATCTTCCAAATCTAAACCTGTACCTTCCAAAAACATCTTTGGAACTTTACCACAATTTCCACAACTATACACTTGAACAGGAATAAGTGCTTCTTGGCCAGAAGGTGATATAATTGGTGAAAGTCTTTTAATCACATGCGCTGTAATAAAGAGATAATTACCACAATCATCACACTTTATAGTATCTGCCTTTTTTAAATCAACTTGAACTTCTGCTCTGGGTAGTGGTTTCATGGGTTTTGTTGTCATTTTATAACTCCTTAAATAATCTCATCTATTAAACCATATTTTTTACAATTTTCAGCATCCCACAATAAATCATGTTTTAATATTTCATCTATTTTTCTCATTGGAACTTTTGTATATTCCTTATACACATTCTTAATAGTAGTCATCATTAAATCAAGATTCTGTTTCTCATCTTCAAACTCAGAATACTTTCCCCAAAAGTTTGTTGATAATTGATGAATTAACATATAAGAATGTCTACTCATAAATCTATAACTTCCAACTACTGACATAAATGTAGCGGCACTTGCACAAAATCCATCTACATAAGTATGAACTGGAACTTTACATCTCAGTATTGTATCCATTGATGAAATACCTGCAGTAATTGAACCACCACCTGAATTTATAAGTATTTTTAAGGTCGGTGGATCCATATCTAAATTATATCCAAGTGTCAAACTTTTAGATTCTATCTCACCTATCTTTTTATTTAATTCTGCTGCACTTTCTCTATTCACACCAGCATAATAATAAATCTTGTTTTCATGAACTGCTATATGTTTTTCTGGTTTA